GATGGGCAGTCCTTAAGGTGCGGAAGGAACGAAAGTCTCAGGACACTATCACATACTCTGGCAACATACCTTCATCTATGCCAGTTGATAAAAAAGTACTGCCTCAGAATTATCACTAATTTTTTTTTAGCACCAGAGAAAAAATTTTCTTAAAATATTCTGAATTTCTCAGAAAAAATACATAAAAAGCATATTATTTCAATATATTAAATTTACATATCAAAAATTTTTCGGCAAAAAATCCAGCATATTTTTATTATTATCAGTTTATAAGATTGATTTAATTATATACAATTTTTCACTTTTTTTACGGCAAAAACATATCTATCTGATTATATGTTGAATAAAATATAACTAACCTGACAACTTCATTGATTAAATTCAAAAACAGCACAAGAGGCGCAGGAGGGGGGGGCATTATCCCACTCTCTGTCCATCTTGTGCCGTTTCAAATTTCTACATCTTATTTCAATTCTATTTCTTCCAACCTTAGAGCATCTATCTCCTCACGAGAGGACTGACGATGGGCACGCACTTCTTCCGGGATGCTGACACCTGTCTCTGCATAACGGATGGCATACCAGTCAGTAGCGTCAAGATAGCTCTGAAGTTCGGATATGCGTAGACCTATTTCCTCTCGACGTTTTTCCTCGTCAGTCTTACAAGGAGCGTGACCTGCAACGTACCACTTTTCGTCTACATCCGATTTTTCCACATCCATTAAAATCATGTCCATAGACCGATAAAAGGTGTGATTTGTCCCTACACCGATATGAACTGTTTTAGTTAAGGGGTTGTCTATTTTTGCATAGCATCTCATCGATTAAACTCCTTCCATAGGATAAAAAACTGACTTATTGATTGCCCCAGAATAAGTCACGACGGCATCTTTTGGCACAGCAAACCAAGAACTGGACGAATCTGTACCAGAAGATGCCTGTTCGTTTGCAAAAACCAACGAGCCATTCACATATGCAAAGTTAGTGCTACCATTCAGCCGCTTGGAAGCAACAAAAGCCACCCCTGCTTGGGGAGCTATAAATCCCGAAGTAAAACTCACCCCCGCCGTATAATCCGGCATCCCCCACCCGACGACTCTCTCGCGCCCTTCCGCGGTCACGTTTTCAAGGTCGGCTTCGGCCTTAGCCTCCACACTGCTCTTATCCGCCTTGCCGTCCAGCATCCCCACGAACTCGCCGGCTTCGGCCACGCTGGCCGGGGTGGCGGCGTTGTACACCACGATGACCCACGGGTATTTGACGTGGCTGGGGGTTACGGTATCGCTTTTGCCGTACACCGCGCTGGAGCGCGAGGCATCGAAGCATTCGGAGGAGGAGCTGCCTTCCTGGTAGAACCAGAAGCCTGCCTGCTCGGGGCCCTGATAGAATGCGCCGCTGGTCACCTCGCCCATGCTGGAATCGCGGGCCGAGGCCGTGCCCGTGATATTGGGCAGGCCCGCTTCCACGGCCTGTCCGTACTGGCTGGCCGCGCTGGCACCGAACACCCCGGCGGCAAGCGTGGGCATGCGCACCGATCCTGTGCTTTCGTCCAGCCCGTAGCGGCCGCACGAGCCTTCCACCAGCGCGTAGCTGGCCATGGGCACGGCAAGGCCGCTGGCCTTCACCCATGCGTAAAAGGCGGGGAAGCTGGCCGCCATGTTGGTATAGGTTGCGCCGTCGGCACGCAGGGTTCCGGCGGGAACGTCGTTGCCGGTGTAGGGGAAAGCCGCGCCAAGGGGCATGCCGGTTTCGCTGGCACTTGCGGCGGCCTGTCGCGCACTTTCTGCCGCGGCCGCTTCGCTGGCTCCGGCCAGACCTGCGCTCTGCTGCGCACGTTGGGCAAAGGCCTCTGCCCTGTCTCCTGCGTCGGCACTTATCTCCTTCAAGGACGCTATCTGGCTTTCCCCTGCCTGACGTATTTCGGCTACGGCCTCTTCCCCTGCCAGTGTGGTCTCTGCCAGAACAGCCGCTGCCTCTTCCCTGCTGGTCTGGGCGGCAGCTGCCGAATTTCCGGCATCCACTCTGACCTGCATCAGCTCGGCTATCAGCTCATCGGGGTCCAGCAGAGAGGACGGCGGCAGCTTGACCGATCTGTCCAGCTGCTCTTTCAGTTCCTGACGTTCGGCGCAGGCTATGTCCAGCGCGTCCTCGATTTCGTGCGGGTCGAAGCGCGTACCCGTGATGTAGCGGTCCTCCTGTACAAAGGGCATCTGGCGAAGGATGGCCAGCGTTGCGCCCGGGGCCGGAGCCGTGGCAAAGGTGACCGTGCCGCCCGTGGGCGAGAGCGAGACAGAAACCTGCGCGGTGACGTCGGTCTCGGTGCCGGACAGGGAAGCGGCGTTCGTGCCGCCCTCCTCTGCCTTTGTCGAAGGTTCGGCCAGTATCACGCGAACCTGCGAAGCCTGCCATACCTTGAAGGGAAAGGAGAATTCGCGCGTGACGCCGTTGCCCGTGTACAGAGTTTTACTAATCGAATTTTCTAAGCTCACCATGCTCTCCTTGCGCTGAGCCAGCTGTCCATGTACGAGGAGTGAGGGCCGGCACGAAAACTTTCAAGCGGCCCGCGTTCCGAGGCGTCCTGCCCTTCGGCCCTGGGCACGGCTATCTGGTAAAGCTGTTCCAGAAGCTGGGTGCGGCCCCTGTCGTTTTTGAGCAGAGGCGCGGCTATGAAGGCCGCCAGCCTGCGGGCCATGGCCATGACGAAAAGCTCGTCCCAGCGGGAAACGCTTTCTTCGTCAAAGGTGCAGTCGGCCACGGCAAGGGGCTGCCGGGCAAGGATGATGAGTTCTTCGCCCGTGCTTTCCACGCGCCATACGTCCTGCCATGCCGTGGGGCGAGGGCCCCCGCTGTTCGTGCCCCCGCAGGCAGAGCCAAGGCTGAGGCCGTGCCCGCCGTGTACCTCGTGCACTTTGAGGCAGCCGTCCGGCAGGGCGTAGGCGTGGGTGAAGTCGGTCGCATAGACTTCCGGCAGAGGCTTTTCGGCCAGCCTTACGCGCCGCTGGGCAAAGGAATACGGGTAGTCGCGCAGGGCGGCGCGCCGTGCCCTGTCCCAGTACAGGGCGCACTGTATGGCTTCGGGCGTGTTTTCGTTGGGGCTGGCAATGGTGCGCGTGCCCACAAAGCCCAGCGCCATATTGCAGATATCCAGCCTGCTGGCTGTGGATGCCATGTTTACTCCTTATAAATCAGTGGCTTGACGTTTGCGAAAAGGCCCGGCGCTTCCTTCTGCACCGGGCCTCGTTCATGGTTTGGCTGGGGGCGGGCCGTCAGCCGGAGCCGTCAGCCCTGCCTTCTGCCCGGCATCAGCCGACGATCTTGCCCGCGTTCGCGTACATGCCCTGGCGCATGGGCATTTCGTCCTCGCCCAGCACGGCGGCGAAGATGCGCCCTGCCGTAAAGGTGCCCGTGGGCGTGACCACCACGCGGATCCACTGCTTGTCCACAGCGGCGGGCAGGTAACGCCAGCCGATGTTCAGGCCGGGCTTGATGTCGGCCACGGCCACGGTGATGGCGGAGCCCGGCACGTCGGCAAAGGTGCCGCCTTCGGCCTCGCTCTGCTGGAGCTTGAGCGTCACGGACGTACCGCCCGCGGGCTTGCCCAGCACAAGCACCGTCATGGGGATGGGCGCGTGGTTGGTGCCCGGGCGGGTCAGACTGGTGAGAGGCACTGCCTTACCGGTGATGGCGTCAATGGCCTCGCCGTCGATGGAAACAAGGGTATCGTCGATGATCATGCGTCCCCCTTTACTCCTTAAGGGCTTCTTCGTTGCTGGAAATGACGTCGCACTGGCGGATGGGGCAGCCATGCAGGACGGGCACGCTTTTGGAGTTGAAGTACTGACCGTAGGTGAGGTGCACGTTGTTGCGGTCGATACTGCGGGCTTCCAGAGCGGTGAGCAGGTCGCTGTTCATGTACCACACGGCGTGTTCGCGCATGGGCACGGGCATCATGTTTTTGGCAATGATGGTCAGCTTCTGCAAGTCTACGACATAGTTGCCGTTTTCGTCCCTGTCATCCAGCTTGGAAACGTCGATGTTGCCCACGCGCACCACGGCGCGCCAGTCGCGCACGGCAAGGCCGAGGTGCCAGTTATAGCGGGTGGTACGCACTTCAAACTCGTTGCCGCTGCCGTCCTTGGTGGTCTGTTCGCCAAGGTCCTTGGAGCGCAGGCCGCCGTGCGTGCCCTTGGGGTACAGGCCGTGCACAGTGCGGGGGCCCCAGCAGACGAACCACATGGAGGTGAGCTTGTCGCCCGTACCTTCGGCGTTGACCACGTTGGGGGCGCTCACGCCGGGGTAGCGTTGGGCAAGGCCGTTGAATTCATCGGGATTCTGGGTGTGATCGCCGTAGAACAGGGTGTAGGCGGCCTTCTGGCGCATGGCTTCGAGGAAGGCGGCGTTTTCGCTGTCGCGGAAGCGTGCGGCCTGATCGCCGTACAGTTCCAGTTCCTTCACGTCGATGGGGGCGCGGGCCTCCATCATGGACGTGGTTTCCTTCACCTGCGACCACTGGCTTTTGCTGGCGGGCACGCCCTTGTACAGGCGGCGCCAGTACACGGCGGGAAGGCCGGTGCGGATTTTGGTGAGATGCCCGTCGGACTGGTTGGATTCCATCCACTTCACGTCATCGAGGATGTCGTTGGTCTGGCTCATAAGTTCAAGAATATCGCCTGCTTCCTGACCCTTGTAAAAGTCCTGGAGTTCGGCAAGCGTTACCACAAGACCGCGCTGATAGCTCATAGGGAGCACCTTTGAGTCGTACACCTCGGGCTATGTCGTTGACCGCTAATTGCGGAATTCACTGGGGTACTGCCGTTTGAGGCGGGCCAGTTCGCTGTCGCCTCGCTGTGCGCCCGGCATGCCCACAAAACCGTGTTCGCCAAGGGCGCGGCCCACGCGGGCCACTACGCGGATGACCTGCGGATGATGCTGGAAGCGCGTTTCGCGCAGAAACTCGCGCAGGCTGCCGTCGGCATCAAAGCGGTCGAGCGCGCGGCGGGCATCGGCAAGGGTGCCGCGCCAGTGAGAGCCGCCGAATTCCGGGTCGGCAAGGATCTCGCGCTCCCAGTTCTGGAGCGTCTGCGCTTCTTCGCGGGCGGCGTGGGCCATGTTTTCTTCGTGCCGGGCCTTATGCCAGCCCAGCACCTTTTCGGCCTGCTCCTTGCTGATGCCAATTTGGTTGCACAGGTTGGAGAAGCCCTTGAGGTTTTCTGCCGGCACGTCGAAGCCTTCGGGAGCGGTGAGCTCGTAGGGGGCCGGCGTGGCGGCGGGGTTGGCGTCCCCGGCGTTTCCCGAGTTCCCGGCGACCCCGGAGTCGGTGGGGGAATCGGCTATGCCGCCAAGATCCGTGGGGGAACCGGTACCGCCAGAATCGGCGGGGTTGCCCGCGTTGGTGCCGCCCCAGCTGGAACCTCCCTCATTGTTGGGGGCGGGGTTTGCGGGGGCGGCGGGATTTTCCGCAATGCCCCCAAGGTTTGCGCCCTGAGCCGCTTCGGCAATGCCGCCAGCGGAATGAGCGGTGATGTTCTGGGCCTCTGCCTGATCATGGTTGCTTTGTGCGGCCACTTTTGCGCCTTTGAGTCGAACTCCTCTTGCTGGTCGTTAGCGATGTTTTCAGCGTTATTCCGGCGTGCGCCTTGTAAGCAGAGTATGGGCAACTCCCACTGCGGCACATTTTTCCAGCACCTGAAGGCCAAAACTTCTGCGGCCCGCGTAAAAAAGTGCTGTGCGATCGTCGGGCGCGAATTCCTGCTTGAAGGCCCCTGTTTCGTCCATGAGCCAGCGCAGGAAGAACTGCCCCTCGCCCGTGGCCGAAAGTTCGGCCAGCACGGCGGCCACGCGCTCGTCTTTCTGGCGGCCGAGCTTTTTTTCTTCGTCATGCGTATCCATTCACTACTTCCTCTACAATGTTCGCGGCCTCGCGCTGGCGGCGTATATCCGCAATGGCGGCACTGTCGCGCAGGCACGAAGGCGGCACGCCCAGCCTGTCCAGATAGGCGCGGCCCATGGCGTCGCAGTCTACGATGTCCAGTATCTGCGGCATGGCCTGAGCCGCCTGCATGATGAAGGCCAGGCCCTGATCCATGGTGCTGGTGGCCATGCGGTGCTGGGCCTGTGCCAGCACGCTTTCGAAGTCCACGTCCAGTTCGGCAAAGCTCACGCCGGGCGGCAGGGGCGGCAGGGCCCCCCACTCGCGCATGAGGGCGAAGGTGCGCTGGATGACGGGCTCGAGCAGTTCCTTGATGAGCCGCTCCACCACCGGGCCGATGAGGGAGAGCTTTTCCTGCTGGCGGGCCTGCACCTCAAAGGCGGTTATCTGGCGGCGGTCGTCATCGATGAGCATGCGGAACAAATCGCAATACAGGCCGCCCTGCACGGTTTTTTCCACGCTCTGTATGCCCTGCATGGTAAAGTTGAGGGCCTGCGGTTCGGGCATCTGCACCGGGGCGATGGGCGCGCCGCTCTGCATGACGGCGTTCATGTCCACAAAGTTGACCGTGCCCGGGTCGAGGCTCACGCCGAATTTGCGAAGCCCGGCGTCGGCCAGCATGGGCGGGTCGGCCATTTTGTGCTGCATGCGGCGCAGGGTGACGGTCATGGCCTGCAGCATCTTGCAGTCGGCCGCCACGTCCATGGCCGGGGAGCGGCCGTAGACCTCGCCGGTGGCTACGTCCCAGCGCGGGGCGAAGGCCGGGAACATGTCGTAGCCGCCTTCGGAAAGAACGGCGGGCCCGCCGGAGCCGAAACCGGACGAACCGGAGCCGGAAGTCGAGCCGGAGCCGCCCCAGCCGCCAGCCATCCCGCCATGCTCCATGAAGTACACGCTGGCAAAGGGCTTGCCTTCGAGGGAAAGAGGCTTGTCGCTCTGCCAGTCCTCGCGGGGAAACACGGCGTGGATGACGCTGTAGCGGCGCGTGGAGCCGGCGGCCGATTCCGCGGCGCGGCGCACGGCTTCGGGCACGGTGCCGCCGCTGCCCCACATGTCCACGATCTGCCGGGCGGTCATGTTCATGCGGCGGTAAAAGGTGTCCACATTGCCTTTGGAATCCACGTCCAGCACGTATTCCCCGGCGCGCACGAGGTGGAAGTGCAGGCCGTCGGCGTCGGCGGTCTCTACGAGGAGAGCGGTGCCGAAGGTGCCGAGGTCGGCGTACAGGCCGTGCAGGGCCGTGTAGGCGTTGCTGGAATGGAGCACGGACTGCATGGCGCGGGTGGCTTCGTCGAGCCAGGCGTTGAGGGAGTCCGGGCCGCCGGACACGACGCCCCCAGCTGGGCCGCCGGAACCGCCGCCCGGGCCGGGGAGACCTGCGCCGCCCTCCCCTGCCAGCACGCCGCCCGCCACGTTTTCGGGCGCACCTTCCACCATGCTTTCCATCATGTTTTCCGCCACACTTTCCACAACGCCGCCCTCGCGCAGTTTGAGGCGGAACCACGGGCGCACCGGGCTGGTCATGCCGCCCTGCAGGCCCGCCGCCATGGTGCGCATGGCAAGCACGCCAGCGGAATTGACGAGGCGTTCGTTGAGGTACGGTGCGTCCGTACCATAGCCGCCCGAAGAGCCGCCCGTGCCGTAGCTCGTTTCGTCCTCGGCCTGCCAGCGCGTGGGCAGAAAGAGTTCGGCCAGTTCGCGCCATGCGCCGTCCCAGCTCTGCCGCTCTTCCTTGAGCATGCGGTAGCGGGCAAGGAGCTTTCTTGCATCCACAGCCAT